TCTGGTTCTGGCTCTGGTTCTGGCTCTGGCTCTGGTGTTGGCTCAGGTGTCGGCTGTGGTGTTGGCTCTGGTGTTGGTGCGGGGGTTGGTGCGGGGGTTGGTGCAGGGGTTTCATTATTTCCAGAATCAGTATCAACTATAGCAACAATAGCAGCAACTATAGCAGCAGATACTGCCATCTGATTATCTTCTTGCTGATCTAGCACAGCTTCTGCTGCTTCTTTTCCAGCAATAGCAGCTGCGTCCGATATTCCTTGTCGCGTAATCAAAACATTACATTCAATTGACCCAGAAGTTAAAAGAACAATAAATCTACTTTTTTCAACTCCTAATTTTTCAGCATAATATGATGCAATCAAATCTTCTAAAGTTTTCTTTCCATTTTCATCTAAATCTGAAAGTTCTAAATCGCTAATAGAAAAATTTACGATGTAATCTAAACTATTTTCTTTATATCGGACTATTTCAGGTTCAGTTATATCTTGAACTTCCACATCTTCTAAAGCAGTAATATTACTAGTTTTAAGTTTTGTATCAATAAAATTTTTCTTATCATCATTCGAATCTAACACATCTTTCACATTTAAAAGTGATAAATCACTTCCAAGTCCTCCTCCTCTTCCCATAGATAGTTATATTATAAGACAATATTTTTTTTTTAATAAATAAATATTTTTTTTTTTTAATTCTCTAATATCTAAATCAAAATATTAGCGGGCATACATTAATCCACAATTTCCACTTTCGAATTTTACCATATTATATCGTTCCTCATAAACATATAAATCATAAGTATATTCAAAAATGCGCCATACAGGTTTATTTACTCCCACAGCCAAGCCTGTTGTTGGATCACATACTTGATAAAACTGCACATCCGTATCTCTATCAGGTGTAATAGTTGTAAATTCAAACTCAATATTTCTAAATTTGCTTAAATTTATAGCTCCACTTGGTTGTAATTGAAAACAATCTGTCTGTATACAGAAATTATAAACATATAATCCATCAGGACCATTTCCACTTGTGCGGACATATTTTTCAATTTCATTATAAACACCCGCTTCTAACATATTCTCCCTATATTTCCCATCAAGTAAAATAGCTAAATCCAACAATATGTTTTTTTGATAATATGATTCATATTGCCCGGTAATTGCTCCTTTAAAGAGTAATTGATTGGTAGGTTCAGAACTAAAACAATCTTCTCCGACATTTGCATCTACAGTATATGGTATAAGGTATAGAGGCGTTTTCTTATAGGGCCAATTTGTGTAATTACTCCATTCATTTCGTAAATCTGCATCACTTCTTCTAAAGAAAAATGTCCATGAAGAAACCATTCCAAGAGAATCCAAAAAAACCTTAGCTGTTTCAGAAACATTAAAGAATTTATATTCATAAATTTCCTTAACTAGATAATTTTGAGGATTTTTAGCGAAGCTCCGTCTTTCTTCTTCATCCAAAAAGCCATAAGTTGACATTAAATGCACATCTGCATCCCATTCAGTTCTTCTATCCTCAAATATTAATTGAGTATTTTTATTACCCCCATCTCTAATAATATTATCGTTTGGTGGTGTTTGCAAAAAAATATACATCTGCTGATTCGGATCGTTAAAATTTGGTGCAATATGTGGATACATACCATTTCTATCTGTTACATCTCTAATCGTAAATAATTCACGCACAGGTCTTAAAGTTATATGGATTTCTAATTCATTATATTGTAAAGAAACTAGAGGGAAGGCCATCTTACTTGATAATGTAAACCAAATATTAATCGGAATGTATAAATTGCCTCCTCTAATTGAAGGTTCGGCCCCACCGGGAGTATTTGAATAAACCGCGTTTGGATATTGACCATTATTATTTCCATAATTCGCCGGATCATTCCATCGCTTTGTATTTCCGGTCATTCGATTATACAAATCCTTTTTCGTATTACTAAAATCTCTTTGGACTAAAGCTGTTAAATACTGTCCTGTAAATCGTTGTAAGGTTTCTCCACCACAAGTCACTCTTATTTCATCAATCATTTGTGTTCCTAGATCACAAATCCATTTGAATTCGTATGGAATATACTGGCAATATGGTTCCGCATAAGCGTTATAATATAAGGGACTCCATATATGGGGCATTCTAATAACTAAATAAGTATCCATAAGTAAATCAGCATATCGTTTTACTTTAAAAGTAAAATGAGTTTTTTCATTTAAATTTAAATTTCTAGAACCCTCATAGTCTAATCTAAATCTCTGAAGACCAAAATTAGTATATTTAGCATAGACAAACTTAAAGAAGGTTTTTTTAGGATTCCCAGTTAAGAATACATTTTGGTTTCCAACCGCGACCAAATTTAACAATCCACCTGCCATCTTTTAAGATACTTATATTATATAATTATATTTATATAGTATAAGTCGATGGTATTTGCCAATAAAAATAGTATTAGATTATTAGTTTTATTTATTATTTCTATTAACATATTTGGTTTAATATTTTACATGTATCGAAAATCTTCTTATCTCTCTAGACACTGTGGAGATATAGATTATATCTATAACGATATGGGAAGAGTTGGAAATTTTAATGTGGGTTCACCCGAGAATAAAGGGAAACTTTTACGGGATTTTTATGTAAAAACTGCATACAATTGCTGTGCAATCGGAGATTTCAAAAATACATTTGTAAGTCTTTGTGCTCTAAAACAAGTAATTCGACAAGGAGTAAGATGTTTAGATTTTGAAGTCTACTCTGTGGATAATCAACCCGTTGTAGCTGTTTCTTCGACAGCTGATTATAATTTTAAGGAGTCATTTAATTCTATTCTTTTACTGGACGCTTTAAAAGTAATTGAACAATATGCATTTTCAGGTGGCACCTGTCCTAACCCTAATGATCCACTTATAATTCATCTGCGACTTAAAACAGTTCATAAAGATACTATTAATGAAATTTCAAAAATTTTGCAATCTACCGTGAATAACCGGCTTTTAGGAAGTGAATACAGTTATGAATATCATGGGAATAATTTAGGAGCCGTTACTATGGATAAATTAATGAATAAAGTTATAATTGCTGTTGATAAAAGTAATAATCGTTTTGAAAGCACTAAATTTGATGAATATGTTAATATTTGCAGTAATTCTATGTTTATGCGTGCTCTTCGTAATTATAATGTAAGATATACACCAGATATGAATGAATTAATTGATTACAATAAAAAGCAAATGACGTTGACGATGCCTGATTTAGGTCCAAATGATACAAACTCTGCGGCTTCACTCCACTTGAAATATGGATGTCAGTTTGTTGGAATGTGTTATCAAAACTATGATGCCAATATGGAATTTTATGAAACCTTTTTCGCAGAACAGAACTCAGCGTTTGTATTAAAGCCTGAAAATTTACGGTATGAAGTTGTTAAAATTAAAGTGCCTCCTCCTCAAAATCCAAATGTTTCCTATGCTCCTCGAAAAGTTCAATCGGATTATTATAATTTTACTATTTAATAAATATTAAAAATTTTATTTCTCTTTTAATATTAATTAACGATGACGAAAGAATCATTTCAAGATAAAGAACTTGAAATATTGCGGGCGGCCGTAGATAAAGCGGAAAAACGAACTGGGAGAGAATTAATCAGTTCTCCTGAAATACAAAAAATGGTATTTATTGTGGAAAATTTTTTACGCCAAAAAAAACTTATTTGCTATGGAGGAACAGCAATTAATAATATTTTACCAGATGATGATAAATTTTATGACCGTGAAACAGAATTACCAGATTATGATTTTTTTTCGATGAATGCTATGAAGGATGCTAAAGAATTAGCAGATTTATATGCAAAAGAAGGCTTTGAGGAAGTAGAAGCCAAAAGTGGTGTTCACAAAGGAACCTATAAAGTTTATGTTAACTTTACCCCTGTTGCCGATATCACTCACCTAGATCCAGAAATTTATAAAAATTTACAAAGGGATAGTATTAATATAGTAGGGATTCATTATGCCTCTCCTAATTATTTAAGGATGGCTATGTATTTAGAACTATCGCGTCCTGCTGGAGACGTTAGTCGTTGGGAAAAAGTATTGAAAAGGTTAACACTTTTAAATAAAAATTATCCTCTTAAGGGATACAATTGTGATGAAACTGAATTTCAACGTTCTACAAAAGCAAATGCTTCTGAAAATGCAAAACTTTCTTACGTGACACGTTCAACTTTAATTAATATGGGTGTGGTATTTTTTGGAGGTTTTGCTATTTCTCTCTATTCTCGTTACATGCCTAAACATATTCAAAAAAAATTCCATAATGTTCCTGACTTTGATGTATTAGCTGAAAATCCTAAACAAACTGCTGATATTTTAAAAGATCGTTTACAGGATGAGGGTTACACCAAAGTTACAGTTGTTTACCATGAAGCTATTGGAGAAATTGTAGCTCCACATTATGATATTCGTGTTGGAAATGAAACAGTTTGTTTTATTTATGAACCACTTGCATGCCATAGTTATAATGTTATCAAGATAAAAGGTATGAACGTTAGAATTGCCACAATCGATACCATGTTAAGTTTTTACTTAGCTTTTCTTTATACAGATCGTCCTTACTATGACGAAGACCGAATTTTATGTATGTGTGAGTTTTTATTCAAAGTTCAACAAAAAAATAGATTAGAACAGAAGGGGTTATTAAAGAGATTTAGTATAAACTGTTATGGGAACCAAGCAACATTAGGATCAATCCGCGAAGAAAAAGCTAAAAAATATGAAGAATTGAAAAATAAACGAGGAAGTGAAGAATGGAATGAATGGTTTTTACGTTATGTTCCAAAGCAATTAGAACCCACTAGTAAGGGTCTTAATAAAAAAACAAAAAAACATAAAAAAAAACAAAAAGGAACTCGAAAGAAAAAAGTAAAATTTTTTGGAGCAATTAAGATTTAATCTTTAAAGAAAGAAAGATTGTATCATTCTCGATTGATTTCTACATACGCAATCACATTTATAATCTATTTTTATTCCTTCATTTTTAAAACATTTACAAATTGCTGTAAAATGAGGATGGTGTTCGTCCACTAGATAAAAAGGAACCACGTGACTTTTCCAATTAATATCTCCTAAGTTGAAAGGCTTATGAAGAGTATGTCTTGTGCAACAGTTACAATTTGATAGATTTTTTATTATAATGTCTGCTTCTTCTTTACTCATTATAATAGCTTTTACACATTCTTCAAATGTTGCAGTTCTTTTTCCACAGTGACTATGCCAAATCATTTCAATTGCTTTTAGAACTTCGAAGACCTCCTTCAAAGATATCTTAACACTAATGGGAGGATGTTTCGGTTTAAGCTTCAAATTTTCCTCGCAACAACATGCCCAACTAGGACAAAAATGTTTTGGGTCAAAAATTGGCATGCTAAGTAATTTGAGAAGAAAAGCATTTGAAATATATGTTTCAATTTTTCAAAAAAAAAAAAGGAAGCAAGGGAACAGGCAGGGGGAGGGAACAAAGGGATTTTTATTTTTTTTGGATTTTATTTTGTTTTTTTTGGTTTTACAATTTTGGATAGAGAGATGTTTGATAATCCATCTCCTCTAAGTCATCAAGAGATGGGCGTGTGACAGGTTGAGGGCCATAATTATCCATAAGTTCG